ATTCATGATTTTGACCAATTATATGTTAGTTAATGTTGATCTTTTGCGTCATCCCAGCCCTGCAATAGGTTATCCATTCTGGTCGTCCTCATGCACGGCGAAGGAGGATTGATAAACTTGTACATTTCATTTCCTGCTGTCTTCAGCTTGAGAATACGAAGCTCCAAATCCCTGATCTTTGCTGACTGTGCATCATTTGCCCAAAGATCCTTAAGAATATTGAACATCTGCTTCGCAGCCTCATCTGGCTTCAGATCATCACCGATAGTCACACGACCATCATAGTGAAGTAAAACAAGAGGTTTTATAGGGTTTTCGTCGAACCTGATTGATGTATTTGGTGTTGTGTAATGAGTCATGTGTTTTGTTGTTTTGTTTCTGCATTTGTGGAAGAATGGAAACATGAATCGTCCCATCCATCCAATAAAGTCTCCGCACTTCTGACAGCAATAGCTTGGATGTCTCACGGCTTGGCCTCCCCTCTGGCTTTGTTCCACAGATCAACGTCGTATCCAAAGCTTAGTTCGTTGGCCATCAAGTCACCTCCTGTTTCAAGCGCGGCAACGTAGTCGTATAGCTTTGAGATGCGCTCATTGGCCGCGTTGAGTTCTCGTTCGAGTTGGCGGACAAAATCGGCATCACAAACACGATACTTAGAATCATGCGGAAGGAATGCTTCGGCATCCGTCCTCGGGGTGTCGCTGATCATTTTCGTGGCGTCAGGAATATGATCGTTCATTTCGCCTCCTTGTTCTTGCGATTCCTTGTCCAATAACTGACAGCATAGTTTTTAACCTTCTTAGCCGCCTTATGGATTTCTCCAGCCTCCTTCTTGGTGATGGTGTACACGCCGGTGCCGCCATCGATGATGCTCTTGATCCTATCGCTCACTTGATGCCCTCCTCAATTGCTGCGTGGATGTGTGGGAATTCAATCGCGAAGATCGTGTCGCGGATAGCTTCGGCGATCTGACGATGCTCTTTCTGCGTACCCTTCGCGCACCGCTGCTCCAGATAATGAATCCATGATCGAATGTTGCCAGTCATGTAGAGTGTAGTCTGCGTACAGAGCGGCAAGACCATTCGCGCCGTCTCGCGGCTCACGCCTTCCCTAAGCAACGTCCGATAGGTTGTGAACGCAAGTTCAACAGACTTAGCAACCACATCCATGGCCCACTCCTGCGGATACATGTCGCCGCTTCCTTGACGATTCGCTCTGTCCTGAGTGCGAAGTTCAATCGGTTCAACCTCGTCGCACGGCGCATAGCGTTGTGAAAATTCTTGGAAGCAAAAGCTGCGATGCCTGATAATCTGAGCGGATATGGCGCGGCTTGTCTGAATCTCGACCGTCATACTAGCCTGCTCAAAGATGCTCCAGTGGCCGTTCTTGATACAGTAGGCCAATAGCTTTGGAGCGGTCAGCAGACTCATCTGATTGCTCGGATTACTGACTCGCGCTGCGTAGGTGATGAAATCGGATGCGGTCAAAGCGCCGTCACCGACAATTGGTTTCGTGATTGCTGCTAGTTTTACTCTCATGGATACAAATTTTAGGTCTTAGTTTCGAGCGTTATCGCGGAATGCGCTCCCCTCCGTGTTGAGGATTAGAACGGCTTCGGATCAAGGTCGTCGGCATCGACTTGAGCAATCGGAACCTCGCGCATGTTTTTGATGCGGAGAGTCTTCTTCGTCTCACCGTTGACTTGGTACTCCTCGGAGCGAGCGGTGATAAGCAGCTCCAATCCGATCATCGTTTTGAGGAACGCTGCGTAGCTGCCCTTGGTGCCAAGGAAGTCCACTTGAGTGCCATCGGGAACGTTGTGCTTCGTTGCAGCAACGAGCTGATTGACGCGGAACCAGACATTCTCCTGATTGATGTAGCGGTCCGTGATGCTCGCTCCGTCTTCAGTTTTGAACGTAACCTTGCAGACCTCGCGGCCCTTGGCATCGAGGGTTTCCTCGACCTTGGCGACAGTGACGGTGTAATCGCCTTCGGCATCGATGTATCGGCCTCCGGCATCCTTGCGGTTTACTTGGAACATAATTTATTCGGTTTTAATTTTCGGATTTATTCAAGACCCACTTAGGGCATGAAAGGGTTTGTGTAGCGGTTGGATAGGCTGGCCAACTGTCCAGTGCGCGGCATTCGTGCAGCGTTGCGATTGCTTTGCAGCGAAGATTCTCGCCTGCCTGAAGCCATTCGGCGTCCAGCTTGTAAATGCCAATGGCGTACGGAGCTTTGCGCTCAACGGCAACGAAGATGAAGCTATCAGCGCCAGTCATCGCCATGTAGTGCGCGGCCTGAATATGGTAGCCGAACGATGCGATGGTTCGCAGGAAGGCTTCGGGCGATGCGTCGTCGGTCGTCTTGATGTCAACGAGCGTATGGCCTTCGATCCACAGATCGGGACGTGCCTTAAGGGCGATGCCGGTTTCTTCGTCCTGAGCGAAGACACTCGCCTCGATCCGGTGGTCGAGATGAATGATGTCCCAGAACGGATGGCGACGGACACTGTTGGCCACGCCTTGCACATCGATGTCTTCAGCGTGAGTCAGGTGGATGCGGCTCTTGTGCTGCTCCTTCCACTGCTTTCCTTCCTTCGTACGTCCGTCGATGTCCGGCGGAACAACAGCGACGACTTGCGAGTAGAGTTGCGGCTCCAGCACAGCGGTATGAATCGCCGTACCCATCTGCATCGACTTCGTCGGCTCCTGATGCTCCTCTAGTGCGGCTTTGTAATGAGCCGGGGACTTGAGGATCTTGGACATCATCGACTTAGAGAGAGCATCAACGGCGTGATACTTCTCCGCTGGCATGTCGAGATTGACGTGTTGGTTGAGAATGCTCATTCGGTGGGCGGGTTAGCGAACGTCTTAGCCTTGGAGATGAAGCTGTCAGGATCGGCGACGATCATGTTGGCCACCTTCGTGGATACATCGCGGAAGTTCTGGCCTTCCTTGATCAAGTTCTTGCTGACGAGGAACGCGTTGGCGATATCAGAATGTGGCTCAAGAATCTGCTCTAGCTTTTCAACGAGCGAGAAGGCTGGTTCCGGCGTCACATTGACCGTCTGGCGCGTCGTAGCGGTGATGGTGGGTGTTGACGGCGCAGCAAAATCAGCAGCCTCCTCCGGGGTATAGACGCCAGCAACAACTTCAGGTGCGAGCATTCGAATAGCCTTGGAGATGCAGCGCGCACGAAGCATAGCTGCCGGATCTTTCTGCCATCCAGAACCAGCCTTGGCAGGAAGCAATCCTGCGATTTTGGCGTCCTCGGTCGTAAATCCGATTTCGCATTCGTTGCCGTCGAATTTCCAGACTCCGATAGCAGCAGTCGAATCGAACTGCTTCCAAATGACCTTACCGCCCCGAGTCCGATATCCGGCGAGCATGGCGTCTGAGCGCATCGTCAACGAGCCGTTGACCAGATGAAACTCTCGCTTGAAGTCGAACGGAGTCTTGCGAGTGGCTAGGCATTCAAGGGCGATCATGTTGCCTTGCTCGTCCTTCTGACAGTTGAAGACTCCGCTTCGCGCAATCCACGATCCGAGTTCCTTGACCGCTTCAAGCGATGTTCCGATGCGGGAGTAAAACTCTCCGTCAGGACTGACTGGCGGTTGCGTTTGCGTTGTCGCTAATTGGTTGCTGCTCATTTGTATTCTCTTGTTGTTTCTTTGTTTTTCTTGCGTATGGGTTCACAGCTCCGGTTGTCGCTCGACTCGTTAGAATCGCGGCGATGTCGGACTCGGTGAACAAGATTCGTCGGCCAATTCTCCTATGCTGGACGCCATCATGGCGCACGATCCGCCGGAGCGTTTCGGTGCATATCTGGAGCATCTCTGCCGTGGCCTTTGCGGTAAAAACTTTCACTTGGAAAAAATCGACAGCGTTCGGGTGTTAACTTGGGGAACCAATGTGTAAACCCGTCGAAGCCTCTCGCTCCGCTCTATGCCCGAACGCTGAAAAGGGACTGCAATCAGGTGTTCAGTCACGGGCGAAAATCCACTAACGCCCTGTCGCGATTTCCCTTCGCGCTCTAAGTCTGATTGCAGAAAATTGGTCATTGTTGCGGACGTAGCCTCGCAGTTGTCTCAAGTCGTTGCAAGAGGATATTGAAAAACTTTTCGACCGAGGCGTTCTTCGATCCTCTGAAGGTAGGCCACCTGCTCCGGCGTTCCGTTCTGGCCGCTGCCGTTGAGGAACGTGATACGCTGATCCATCAGGTGGTCCTTGCGCCGCTGCCATTCCTTATCTGACTCGCCATCGTGGCGGTAGATCGTGTACGGGCCATGATGGAGTTCCAAAGTGTACTGCTCAGCGTTCGGATTGACGGGCGTTTTCTCTGGCTTCGGGCCAAAGCCTTCCCATGCGCTGTCGTCGCTGTCCGATTGGAACGAATCCTCGATTTCGCTGATCTTCTTGGTGGTGGATTTCATCATCGCCTCAATTGATCCGAGGCGTTTGTTCATCTTTTCGATGCTGGCGAATAGGATTTCTATCTTCTGGTCGGTCATAATTTTTCTGGGTTAGTTGCCGGTTGAACTGTCGGTTTCGGAAAGGCTGCGGTACTTGGCGAGAAGGTCGTCGATGGATGAGTCGGCCACAGGTTCCAGCTCCGGCTCGGCAGGCTTCTCGTCATCGACCTTCTGCTTCCTCTTACGCTGCTTCCCCTTGCGAAGCGCGTTGATAGCTTTCCAAAGCTGGGCGATTTCGCGACGCAGGTCCGAGAGCTTGCGCGACTCAAGATCCTTCTGAGCCTCCTCATCGGACGGCTTCCAATCGCAGCCATGCCAGACCCGATGGGTTCGATCAAAAACCAAGACCTGACTCTTGACGTTCCGCATCGAGCCAAACGCCCGATTAGCCTCGACCAACCCACCGCCAATCGTCTCGACAATGTAGGCCAACAACTCGGACTTCTCCGAATTCAGATTGTGCCTCTTCGGCGGCATTTCTCGAAACGTGGACCGGAGCGTGGAGCCATTTGATAAGTAACTCATGGTGGAAAACAGATAAGTCTCTTTTGTCGTCTAGTCAACGTAAATCTACCAATGGCTCCTTCTAAGTTACCCTTGGTCTACCTAGCTCATCTAAAGATAAGCCTCCCCTTTCTAAAAAAGGGGAGAGGCTTATTCCGAAAACGGAATGCTTGCGCTCCGCCTTTGGGGGCGGTGCCGCTTCCGTTTCGGAAAAGGATATGTGAAGTGTTCTTGTCGCTTTGTCGGTCATGTAGGGCAGCGGGAATGCCTCGCAATCGATCAGAAATGCCCCGTAGAGCGTTCGTAAGCTGTTTTGCGGCTCTACGGACGGTTTCGCGTATGTCCGCGCTAGAATCGAATCGATGAAATGGCATGGTGCGAATGAGGTTTATTGGCCTACTTTTTATCCGGCGAAAAGTTATCAGGATTGGATTCGCTCGACGACCGGATACACATCGTAGTCCTCGCTGAGTTCGACCGGCACGACGCGAATCCGCCCTTGCGTGTACTCGCCGGGATTTAATTCACGAGCCGCTCGTTCCGCGTCCTTGCGCGAGGAGAATTCGACCGTCTGGTAGCTGACGACCTTCTCCTTCATGTCGGACCAGCCAATCGCGCCGCTTAGCTGGACCTTATAGACTGGCTTCGCGAACAGGTTGCGGCTCATGGATACAGTCCTCCCGTGCGGATGACGCTGATGATCGTCTCCGAATCGTCGATGAGTTGCTGCCGTCGTTTCTCGCCCTCGCCGGTCGTATCCGCGCACTGGTACATTCGGACGTAGAAAAGCGCGTCCTGGAGGCAGGTGAGCGCGGCGGCGACGTGCGCGAGACGGGTTGATGCGGATGCGATGAAAGGATTCTGAAAATCAGCGGCCATCAGTTCGAGTTGTTTGGCCAACTCATCAAGCGGGATATTTCGCGCCTTCAAAGATTCGTCCTTATGTTTTTTTTCAACAAACTCTAAGATTTCGTATGCGTTGTACGGTCCGTTTGTTCCAGTTATCATAGCGTCTCCAAATCAGGTGTACCGGGGCAGAGTTTGTCGCCTTCCTCGCGTTCGATGATGAGTTCAAGGATCTGAGTGCCATCCTTCGCGATGAGGGAGCAGATATGTTTGTTGTCGTCGTAAATGCTGAGCGGGGTTGCGCCGTGTTCTTGCTCCTCGCCGGTTAGGATGGCGTTGAACAGATCGACGATGGTCTGGGCGTTGTCGCGGGATTGAATGGTTAGTTTCATTTTCTTGCTGTTGTTTGACTGGTTTCGAGAGAGGAAAGTTTTCGCATGACACGACGGCCATAGGCGCGGGAGGAGGAACGATGGATGGCTCGTGGCCCACCCTGCCAGATCCTTGCGAGCGATTCGTCGCTGAGATGTTTGCCGTAATGGCTTAGGTATGCGTGGGCAATGAACGTTGCGACGGCTCGATTCGTTACCTGAGTGTGCGCGTAATGCGTCCCCATGATGCGATTAACATCTCTTACCATAATCGGCTTAATCTGGAGCGCGCCAAGTTCGCCGTGTTTGCCGCGAGCGAGGTCATTTCCGTTCGATTCGATCTGAATCAGGGCCGAAAGAAGCAATGGATGCATGATTTTATTCTCGTTTACGCGTTGAACGGATGCGCGCACCCCCGATTTACCGGATAAACGGAGCGGCTCAAAGCCCTTTCGCCTTCCTGATAACGGCGCGAGCAAAGTCCAAGTCGTCGTCGTCGGCCATTGGATGCGCGAGGCGTTCAAGCGCGGAGAGAAGATCGGGGGCGGAGGCGATTAAATGGGCGTTGGCAAGCGGTTCGTCCATGTGAGGCGCGAAGGCGCTTACGTTGACTCGCGCAAGGACAAGCTCGCCTTGCGGATGATTCAATGACGCATCGCTTCCATCGATGACCTCAAGGACAGACAGTTTCGAGTCGAATCGATCTTCATCGAATCGGACAAGCCAAGGGCCGGGGGTATGGGATTTCATTGGTTCAGGCTTTGACGGTGAATGATTCTGCGAACCGCTCGCCTTCCTTGCGTCCTGATTCGGAGCCGCCTAGAACGACAGCCTCGCACGCGGAATCCGATAGCTGGCGCGCATAGGCGTTCCAGTGTTCGCGTGCGTCGCAATAGGGGATGCCGCAATCGCGGTTCAGGATATGCGCGAAGGATGAATAAAAGTCGGCGCGAACGGATTCGACCGCATCTTCCATGTCGATAGCGCGGAGAAGATCCGCGTCCATGCGGGATAATTCCATGCGCGGGAGGAGGATTTCGACGGCAAAGTCGCGTGCGTCCGCCCATATGCTGCTGTACGCGTTTGTCCTAAGCCACAGGGAGCCGTCCTGAAATAGATGGTATTTGGATGCGTCCGACGATTCATCTTCGCGGAAAGAGTCTGCTATGTCGTCCGCGAATGGCGCGAGAGTTTCGATGAGGTCTTGCTCCTCGTCCGATAGGAACGAGTCCATGCGGTAATTTTGTCGGATGTAAGCAAGCGCGGATTGCGGGAGCCGGTCAGCGTGAAACGAAAGCAGGATCGTCTCGCGTGCAATGATGCGTTCGATGATGGGGAGCAATTTTGGATTCATTGGATTGGATTATTTGAGGAAGGACTTGTGGCCTACCCTGTCGCAGCACGCCTTGCGGCATGATGCGCGTAGGATGGGTCATTTAGTCGAGACTTGACCAGAGGGCGGAGCCGCGTAGGCCGCTATAATGGACTTCGTATCGCGGAGGATTCGGGACGCCCACCTCGCGCCAAAGGTCAAGTTGCTGGCGCGCATAGGCGACGGCGTCCGATTCGGTTTTTGACCAGTGGACAAGTTGAGGCTTGGAGCCGCTAGAAAGCGATGTTTGCATGACGTAATAATTCATTGGATGCGCGGGGAATGGGTTAAATGTCGAAGGTAATCAGACGGTAGCCTTTGCGCGGCTCAATCTTGGCTGTCATTCGCTCCTTTCGCGTCGTATCGCGCATTGCCTGATTCCATTCTACTTTTTCGCGGAAAGAGCCGTTTCCGATTTTTACCGAGACATTGCGCGGCATTTCATGCGCGAGATGTTGTGCGCGTTCGAATTGCGCCAGTGGTGAAAGATTGGGAAAGGCCGGGATTGAATCTCCAAAGCCATTCCAGAATTGATCCGATAAATCGCGGAAAATTGCTGTGATTTTCATTGGATGCGCGGGGATAAATTAGAATTGCTGAATGACGATTCCGCCGTCGAATGGGACGACTTGCGTGCGGTCCTGAAGCCAATCCAAAGCCTCGGATTCAGATTCGAAACTCTGGCCGTGTTCTTTGGACGCGACGATTGCGGAGGGGTGTTCCGCGAATTCACAGCAAATGCCGATAGGATCGAGTTCCAACTCAAAACAGGTTGACTTTTCGTAGTCTTCCAAATACGCGAATAATGCGCGGCGTGCGGGGACGGTGAATTGAGTTTCGCGGCCGCATAGGCGGAATGCTTCGATGAATTGGAATTCTGTGACTATGGTTTTCATTGGATTTGGATTTGTTGAACCGGGAATCGGGATGATTCACCGCCGGAGGCTACCGTTGCCGATAGTCTCGCGCGGGAAATCAAAGCGAGCCGTTCGATTCGGCAATGTCGCCCCATGAAGCGATTCGATAGTGTCCATTCATTCGGACAATTGTAGGCGCATAAGTGTCGCCAATGTTCAGGTACTCAACCCAAGTTCCGTTTCTAGTCTGAAAGGCTTCTATGCCGAAAGTTTCCAGTAATGCGTCAAGGCAATGAAGGCGCACGTCAGAGGTTGAGGGCGCATGATAGCACTCGCGCACTCGCGCATCACCGGCGGGGAGCGATTCAAGTTCGGAACGGCGCATTCGGAAGATAGCTTTGGCTTCCTTTCCCTTGCCGGGGAAAGCCGATTCGATAGACGTAATGGACGGGGAGCGGAAACGGGGAGCGGATTTGGTTATGGTCATGGGATTTGATTTGGATTTATTCGGTGACAAGTGATTCCTCAGATTCAATGGCGCAGTGAAGTTCGAACCAAATGCTTTCGAGTTCTGAGGAAACTTGCGCGATTGCCTCGGTGACTGGCGCGGGGAATAAATCGGCGTTTTCCCCGTCCATTCCACGATATCGGAAAGACTCGGCGGCGGCGGTCATGAAGGACAATAGAGTCTCGAAAGCGGATTCCATCGAAGGATTCCCGCGCAGAGTCAAATCAGTGACTCGGTGTTCACCGAAAGGACCGTCAAGGATAAAGCCGGACGGGGACAGTGAGACGGTGATTTGCTCTTCTCCTTTGCCGATAGAAACGGCGGGGAGCAAGCGCGCTGAGATTAGGAACGGAGCGGATAGCTTCATGGGATTTGATTTGGATTTGATCGGCTTTGATTCACCGCTATTCCCTACCGTTGCCCGAAGGGAAGCGCGGGGAATCAAAGGGAATTGACGCACTCGCGCAGGATTTGACGGAAAGCGTCAACCTTTCGCATAAGCTCCTTATCCGCAGCGTCAAAGCGCGCTTTGGATTGGGCGATTGAATCGCGTTCTAATTTCATGGCCGCATGTTTTGCTTCTGAAAGGATGACCTCAGCACGCTTTCCCGCTTCCCGAATTGAAGCGGAAGCATAAATTCCCGGATGAAAGTCGCTTCGGATATCGCATTCGATGAAAGGGATTTGCTCACGGAGCCAATCGCCGCAGTAGGAACCGGAGCCTAATTTATCTGCGGCATCACTGAGGATTTGGATTTCTTCGGATTTGGATAACATGGGATTTTATTTGGATTTGGATTTGATTGCCGATTGCTGCCCATAGTTTCCTAGGGGCAGGATATCGGGAATCAAAGCTTAGAAATCAGTCTCCAATTGCCCGAATACATCGAATAAGCGTAAAGTCTGAAATCAGAATCGGATTTGAAATCCATTCGAATAGTAAAGTTTCGGTTGAGAAGCTTTTCAAATACTTCAAAAGTATAGGTCATTGGTTCAATGGTTAGGAGTAAAACCGAGTGACGTTTCTAGATAGGCTTGGATTAGGATGATCGTGACAATTGCAGCTGCAATGGCGATGCGTTTGAGAGTGATGCGTTTCATGGGTTCAAAAGTATTCGAAAGACAGGCCGATATCGGAAAGCTTAGGTAAACCGGCTTTGGAACGAATCGAGTGAGCTTGCTTTAAGAGCTTCTCGACTTGCTTCAAGTCACCGGCTTTTGCCGCGCTTTCCGCTTGGATCAGGACTTGACGAACGGCTTGCTTTTCTTTCATGGGTACAGACTAGGGGAGAGAGGGGAGAGAGTCAAAGAAAAAAACAAATTAATTTTTAAAGCGGGGCGAAAGGGGCGGATTCATTGGGCGGAATGAGGGAAAATAAATTTGAGAATGGGCGATTGGCGAAAGGGAAAACGGACCGTCACAAGCCAAAGGTTGAAAGCCGCAGGCAAAGCCGCTATGCGTCATGCATGGCGAAGCCAAGCGAAGTCTGGGACGAAGTTAAAGCCCGATACCTATCCGGTGAGGAACTATCGACGATTGCAGTCGATTTGAAGCTATGCGTTGAAACGGTGCAAACCAAAGCAAGTCGAACGGGATTGACGAAGTTAAGGAGGCAAATGCAAACGGTTTGCATTGAAAAGAAAACCCAGAGCCTAGAAAGTCTATCGGCTTTGGTGCGTTCGAAGCTCGCCGCAGACGCCGCTTCTACGCTTGAGCGCGTTGACTCTTATGATCTAGATGGCATCAAGGACGAGGCAACTCGCGAGACGATACTGAACAGCGTAGCTAAGCGTAGCGCGCTTGTGTTCGGATGGAGTGAAGCCGGAGAAGCGACCAGCGTGTCCATTAATCTGTTAGGATCGATGCCGGACCGGTTCACGGAGGTTGTAGTCCACGGAGACAGCGCCGGCGCTACAGTCCGATAATGCATATTATCAGACTATAGGCGGACATTCTATGTCCTAGGGATAAAAGGATTGTTTTTCCTAGGATTGGCACGAAAGTTGACGTAAGACCTGGCACCCCCTTTGCGGGGTGGCTTCGTTTACGATACCCCCCTCAAAAATTTTCCGTCTTTTTGACCATGTTAAGTAAAATTAAAATTGGTCAAGTTATTTCTCTCAATCAAGCTGAGAGGAAGTTGGCCCACTTCGTAGCCAAGAATCGCAACGGCAATAACCGTCATTTCAACACTACGAACTTAAAGATAAGCACGGATGACCCTGCGACGGTGGATCTGGAGGGCGTATGCGGCGAGATAGCCTTCTGTAAGCTATTTAATGTCTATCCCGACATCGACACGGATCGCGAACCTCCGCACCCGCTCTACGACGCGATTATCCCGCCTATCCCTCCGGGCATTCGCATCGATGTGAAGACGACCAAATACGAGAATGGGAAGCTACTGGTCGATGCGCGCAAAGGCTCAAAGACCGACGGCGTGGATTTCTACGCTCTGATGACCGGTCAATTCCCCGGTCCGTATACGTTCAGGGGATTCATCGCGAAGGAGCATATCATCCAGCCGCACAGAATCGGAACGATCATCAAGGGATACAAAACGTACATTGCCGAGCAAAGCGAACTCATCGACGGCATTCCCGATCAAGACTTATTCTGATTGCTAAAGGCGCACCAGTGTGTCTCAGTCCGATTTATCGACCCTAAGCAAGGCGGAGGCTTGGTCAGCCATCGCAAAACTGTCTAAGCGGCAATGACGCTCCGCATCGGTCAGCGCGTAGGTCCGGTCCGCCATCGTTTGATGGATGGATAGAATGGCCTACCAAATGCAGATAACGTCGGTTTAATTTTTTCTCAATATGGCTTGTCCCAATGTCTTCAACGCCTTCGCCGTAGCGACTGAGTCGCTCGCGCAGGACGTTTATAAACGCGCCTCGTATCGCTCGATGTGGCTCAATATGATTGAGCGCGGAGAGTATCCTCAAGGTACTGGCTTGACCCAGACCTCGTTCACCACCACTTCCATCGAGCCGACTGCGGCTGAGGAGTGGTCGGCTATCACGCTCGCCAGTGGCGAGAACGGTGGCGCTTGCGATGTCACTTACAGCGAGGTTCCGGTCGGCTATAATGCCGTTACTTGGAGTCCTGAGCGTTTCGCCCTCAAAGGTCCGCTCCTGTGTAAGGACGATCTGACCTTCGACCATCGCGTCGAGGCGTTCTTGCGCGTGTACTTGGAGAAGCTCTCGATCCGCGCACAGCGTTCATGGGAGACTCGCTATCAGAACACCTTCGCCAAGTTCGCCATCAAGGCAGTGGCCGACTCGTCCTTTACTCAGGTCGAGACGATTCCCTCTGGCGTGAATGAGTTCCCGTGGATTCAGACCGGATCGGCTGGTCAGGCGCTCAATCAGTCCACCTCTGAGTTGACTCAGGAGATGCTCGATGTCGCGGCTGCTACGCTGATTCGTAACGGTGCGACGAATCCTGATAGCTCTGGCTTCATCTCGTACAGCAGCGATGGTCCGGTATTTCCGCTATATATCGGCTTGGAGGCTTCGCAGCGTATCGCTCAAAACAACCCCGCGTTCCGCGATGACTTGCGCTTCGCTGATCAGGGCAGTGGCGCTGGTGCGGAGTTGCTCAAGCGGATCGGTGCGAACCGGGTGATTAAGAACTATCGCCATGTGCCGAATCTGTTTCCGCCCCGCTTCACCTATGCTGGCGGCAAGTACACGCTGGTGCAGCCGTTCACCAGTGCGAGCGGAACGAAGGGTACTGTGTTCAGCGTCAATTCGAGCTGGACGACTGCTCCGTACGAGGCTGCGTTCATCGTGACTCCGTATGTGTTCAAGAGCCACATCGTGCGGCCCGTGAATCGGGTTGGCGATCTTAGCTGGATGCCGACCAACTACATGGGCGAGTGGCAGTGGGTGACGGGTGCCTACAAGCTCGATGTGGATTGCGCCGATCCGCTGGAGAAGAAGGGTCAGCATTATGCTGAGTTCGTTCACGCTTCGGAACCAATATTCACCAACCAAGGAATGACGATCATCTTCCGTCGTTGCACCGGCGCGCTGACTCAAATCATCTGCTCGTAATCGATCAGAGGTTCATGCGAAAGATCCGCAGGCGTGAAAATGCTTGCGGGTTTTTTGTTTTGCGACATCGTTGCCTCGGTTGAATCAATAGGTTGAATGTCTTGTAAATCGCCTCACAACGAGGCACCCCGTCACTGGCCCGAAAAGTTAGTGGCGGGTTTTTTATTGCCCGTTATCGCTTAGACATTGACATCCCAATGGGTCGCGTAATGCTCCCCATATGCCGTCATTCACGATTCCAAAAGGCGTAGAAATCCCCGAGAACCTTGCGGAGGGCGAAGCGTTCCAGACTATGGCGACTATCGTTCTTGGTAAGGGCGGTAAGGCGGAGGTCATCGAGATTGATGGTGTGGCCATTCCCGGATACGAGAAGAAATCCAAGGGCAAGAAGCTGGCCGAGCGCGGTGAGGAGGAGGAGATGGAGGTAGAGGAGGGCGAGGCTCCCGGCGGCGGTGGTTTTATCGCCGAGGTGATGCAGCGCGGCGCTGGTCCGATGGCACGATAACCGATTTTCCAATAGAACGATATGCCAAACATCACATGCGACGAGGCGGCAACGCTCATCAACGAGGCGGCGTCGCTGGGATGTCGCTCACCGTGGGAGGTTGAGTTGGCCAAGCTGGCGCTGGAGAACCGCATTGCGACGTATCTTCAGGGCGGCGGCGCGACACGCGGTGCGTATCGGAGCGTGACGACCAGCGGCAGCGTGGTGAGCGGTGATTACTTCTTGATCTGCGATGCGACGGCTGGCGCGATTACGCTGACATTGCCCCCGGCGGCGTTGGCTGCTGGTCGTATCTACGTTTTCAAGCGCATCAATGCTGGCGCGAATACGGTGACGGTCGATGCGTACGCGTCCGAGACGATTGACGGAGCGGCCACACATGTGCTGTCCCCGCAATGGAATTCGATTACCATCATTTCGAACGGTACGGCTTGGTTCATCACTTCGCATCCGTTCTAAAATATCATGGCAAACATTTCTTGCGCCGATGCGGCCACACTAATTGCGGAGGCTCAGGGAGCTTCGTGCATGAGTCCGCGTGAACGCATTCTGCTGGAGATTGGCCTACTCTGGGAGGCGGCGACGCTTGGCGGAACGGCGGATATCACGGCGGATAACACGGTGATAAGCGCGGACGTGACGATCATCACGGCGGACATGACCGAATTTCTGTAGGTCAACGAAACATTCATTTAGTCATATATGTCAAAGCAAACCATCAATATCGGCGCATCGCCGAACGACGGAACGGGGACGCCGCTGCGGACTTCGTTCGATTACACCAACCAGAACTTTACGGAGCTATACACGGCTCTTGGAGGCGGCGTTGGTCTTCCCGGTGCGACGACTCAGGTCATCTTCAATGATGGCGGAACGAATCTGGCAGGCGATGCAGGTCTGGTTTACAACAAGACAACCGATGCGCTGACCGTTGCCGGACTCGTTACCGCTGGCTCCGCAACGATCACTGGCGATCTGACGGTGGACACAAACGTGTTGAAGGTTGATTCGACGAACAATGCGGTGGGTATTGGTACAGTAGTCGCTCCAGTATACTCATCCAAGCTGCGAGTGGAGGGTGGTGTCGAGATTCACACATCCCAAGCGTTAAATATTCAACCCGGCAACACAAACCCTTACGAAATTGTCAACCGCAGCGCAGGTGGTTTTGCTTTTTACCCGACAGGTTCATCGTTGGGTCTGACGCTGGCTCCGTCGGGGAACTTGTCTATTGCCAACGGTAACTTGGTAATGTCAACGTCCGGCAAAGGCATCGACTTCTCCGCTGTTACCGGCGGAACCGGAACGGCGACTGGGAACGTACTGAACGATTACGAGGAGGGTACGTGGACGATTGGACTGACGTTTGGTGGTGGAAACACAGGGCTAACTACAGCCTTAAATACTGGACGATACACAAAGATTGGAAGACAGGTTACTGTTTGCGGCCGTCTTGAACTTTCAAACAAAGGATCGTCTACTGGAGCAGCCGCTATAACCGGACTTCCTTTTTCAATCGCAAGCGGAAACGATTCACAACAAGCAGCCAGTTTCAGGTTTAATGGAGTTTCCTACACTGGATCTTTTCAAGGGTACGGAGGAGTAAGCTCAACATCAATTAATTTGGAGCAAATATCAGAGGCTGGTTCACCTACAGATATAACTAATTCTAATTTTAGTAACGGAACCAGTATTCAGATTAGCTTCACCTACACCGTCTAATCCCATGCTAACAGAACGCACCATTTTCTCGCTTTGCGAGGTTCTTCCTAACACGACGCTTCAGGTTCGGCTATCCGATCAGATCGTCGATGGCGAAGCTGTCAAAGCCTCCACCTTCCGCCGCTACTGTCTCGCTCCCGGCTCTGACCTTACGGGTCAACCTGAGCAGGTTGTAGCGATTGCCAACGCCGTCTGGACTCCCGCCGCTGTCGCAGCCTACGCCGCAAGCAAAACCCCTAGCCCCACCATCCAATGATCGTACCAGTTGATATTGTCGCAGTGCAGTGCAATCAGAACAACTCGCTGTTCGTTACGACCGGAATCGATTACGACAGCGACGGCGCGGTTGTGGGTTCTGAGATTGTCTCGCAGTACACGCTCAACCCCGGTGACGACCTTACTGGTCAGCCGGTCGAAGTGGTGAATATTGCGAACGCTCTGTGGACCTCGGCGGTTGTCGCGGCTTACAAGCTGGCGAATCCGGTGCCGGTTGTTGCAACGGCTGATTCGCTTGCAGAGGCTCCGCTCGCTAACTAACCATCACGATGACGGACCACCACGCTTTTATTAGAGACATCTCAATCGGCGTCGGTGGTCCGATCATCGGTATTCTGGGGAACGCGGTATTTTCAGATCCTCATCTCAAGACTGCGTCGTTAGCTCTTGGCGCATTCGCCGCGCTTCTAACTTGCGCCGTCAAAGCACTCGAACTGTATCGCAAACTAAAAACAGAAAAATGAATCCTAATCTCGCCTCTCTTGTCCGCCACATCTTGACCGCTGCCGGTGGTTTCCTCGTCGCCAAAGGATTGGCCAGTGCTGATCAACTCGCTGAACTCGTAGGCGCTGTCGTAAGCATCGCTGGCGTTGGCTGGTCTGTTTACAACAACAAGAAGGCCGCGAAGGCTGCGCCCGACGTCGCCAAAACTGAATGAACTTCTTGGCCGACTTGGTGATGAAGCTGGTTATCTGGCTTCACGCGCTGACGAAGCAGGATGTCACAAGCGAAGATGCGAAAAAACAACCCGATCTTAAGCGCGATCTGCTTGCTCGCATTGATGAGCATGAGCGTGAGCTGCGCGAGCCGGGTGATTTACGTCCCCCACGGTGAGCCTGTGCGCCTCGCACAGAGCGTTAAGGCTAAGGTTTGGGTGGTTGACGCCGAAGGCAAAACGGTGCGTAGTAATAACCGCATCATCATCCACGAAGGCTGGTATGCACTACCAAAGGACAAATGAGCAATAACGCACCGTACAAAGGTTCACCGTCTGTTAAGGGGAGTGGCAGCGGACCTTACAAGCAGTCTCCTCCGCCGAAGCCTCCGGTTAAGCCTGCTCCAAGTGGAAGCGGTCCTTATAAAGGTGGCAGTGGTCCGTATCGTAAATGATTCAAAGCAAAATCCCCCGCTGGTAATGAAACCAATCGGGGGATAATTGTTTCTACGCGTAAGGTTAGCGTCCTAACGACTTCAGGACGTTCGTGACGAAGTCCTCGCTCTTCGACCCATTCGCACTTGATGCACGGGAGCCGCCTGCTGTTGCTTTCGAGCTAACACCGGGTTCACTGCCTCGATACTTCGCTAGTTCGGCTTGTAGGCGCTTGTTTACTTCAACCTGAGAGTAGAGAAGCTCGCGGTATTTCGGCGCGGCAGCGGCCCATAGAGCGGCTTTGGCGAGGTCTTCTTCGCTGTTCTCGCCATTGAAGATCTGTTGGGCGAGGCTAAGTCGGCCAGTCAGTTCCGTGTTCCATTCGTCGTCGTTCTCACGCGGCTCAAAGATTTCCAGCGCACGCGCATTCTCGCTGACCTTTGTCCATGTTTTATTGGCCGACTCCAATGCAGCGCGAGTGCCTTCCTCGTTGTCCTGCTGGTACTTCGAAATGATCGAGTCGTAGTCGGACTTCGCTTCGGACATCTCCGCAGACTTCTCGCCGTTAATCTCGTCGTACTTGACGATTAAAGCGCCAAGCTTCGCCTTCTTAGAGGGCGAAAGACCCTCAACGATGTCGTCGATCTGCGAGTTGCGATAATCGTTCTCAGGGGACTTGAGTAGGCCAACAAGCCTGTCGCCATCCGTGCCAACGACAGATTTCATCGAGTCGAACACGCCGGTAATCTTGGCTTCGTACTTTTTGACGAAGTTGGGGTGGCGCTCAATGTCGAGGAGTCGAACACGTTCGGAAAGCGTGTCGCGCTCCTCCTGCAAAGTCTTGAGCTGAGCTTCTAAGTTCGGATTGGCAACCTTGCCAGACTTCATCTCCTCAAGCTGCTTGGCCAACTGCGCCTTCTCTTCCTTGATCTTGCGGAAAGCATCAGCGGCCTTCGTAGACTTGATCGACTCAGGGATGCCAGAGTCATCAGTAGCCGAGGAATCCTCGGTAGCTGGAGCCTTCTCCTTCGGACTGAACATCCGCTCGATATCCATCTCAGACTTGCTGAGCTTGGTATTCGCTTCGGACTTAGGCTGCGTTTGCTTCTTCTGCTTAGGCTCCTCGGTTACTTGCGAAGCTTTTGCACTAGCCTCTCCAGCGGCGGCATCCTCAAGAGTGTTAGCCTTGAAAGATTCGATGAAGGAGCTTTCGAAATCAGGCGTTTGCGCGGAGTTAACGGTCGGTGAGTTCAGTGGTTCTTCCATAAAATGTTAGTATTGTTTTTCAAATGTTGCTTCAGGTTCTCTCGTTGTGTCGGTTACTGCAAGTTTTCGAATGTTTTCAAGGCAATGCGCGTAGCCAGCGGTTACACCGGCAGCGAAAACAATGTCCGATTCCTTGCTTCCTTGGGAGGGCATAGGCACCGGCATCGACTCAGCCACGATGCGTAAAGCCATCCGAAGAATCGGATTTCGCAAAATAATCGCAAGTTCGCCCTGTTGGCCAGCCGTTGTCCATTCGAGAATGTCTACCTCAGGCAAGTCCATCAGGCTTTTCGCCATCTCCTTGCGGTTCTTCGTCGAGCCTCTTAGCCAGTTCATCATACTTTGATTTCTTGTTTCGTTTTAGTTTATGTCTCTGCGGAATTGGATCGAGAACTTCGTCGAGTTTGATTGGGTTCTCTTTGTTGACGACGTCACGCTTGGGTCGAATCACCTTCGTCACCTCAAGCAAGTCGGCCAACGGAATCTTGATGTAACCGCAGTCTATGTCGTTGATTCCGTACGAGACGACGAACTTATTCTTTGCGCTATCGAAGAATGCGCCGCATGGGAAGACGACCGCAGGCAATCCCGGCCACCAATCCTGCTGATTCGTTCCAGTCAGAAGCGGCAGCGTCGTCATTCGGACAATGCGGAAAGGCGGCTTCGCTTCAAAAGCGTAGGCACCCATGTAGTAACGGCGCTTCTTGTTGATCCACGGCAGCGAGCTATGGAAGAAGGTCCAGTACAAGCCGTCGCATAGGATCGGATTGGAGCCTCCGCGCACCTCGCCAAACTTCCAGAGCGGATTGAACTCGTCGGTGACGTACTCCTCCTCCTTCTCTAAACGCCCATTAAGGCGTACAACGACGTGTGGATTGGCCGAATACACCATGTGTGGCGCGTTATCGTGGACGAAGTAGAGCCAGTTCTTCTCATGCCCATCGTTGATCATGGCCTGCGCGTAGTTGTTGCCGTAGATCATGTCGAAACGGCCTACGTTCAGGAAATGCTTGTCCAGAAGGAACATTCCTTGGTGCGCGTAGCTCTTGAACGGGACGAATGTGCAGCACGCAAGACCGTACTTGTCGCCGAATTTTAGGACGCGAGGGTCTTCGAACTGTTCGAGGGGATAATGGGAGATTAACTGGGTCAAAGACTTCTTTGTGGCGCGAAGATCCTGACTCAGCTCGAAGATGACGATGTCGTTCTTCTCGATGTAGACATCCTCGTCCTTCTCGCGCTTGTTACGGCAGCGACGGGCAAAAAGCATGATGCGACCATCTGGTTCGAGCATGATTGCCGGGTTGAAGTAGTACGTCCCCGTTTCCTGCGGCAGGACGATTTTGCCAGTCTCCCAATCGGTTTGTTCACTCAGCTTGGGGACGTCATTTTTTGCGTAGCTCATTAGAAACTCGGCAGCGAATTTGATTTCATCGTAGAGGGCGAGCCAATGATCGCGCTCCTCGCGGACCTCGGTCAGATGCTCGTCATGTTCTTTGGTTCGAATCTCAAGCGTTTTGCGAAGGTCTTCGATTTCCTGAAGAAGATCCGCAGGACCATCGCCACCCGTTGCAAATCGTTTGAGAGCTTTAAGGGACAGGCTTCGGATTATGTCTTTCATCATGGATACAAGTTTGTGTTCTCCTGCGTAGCTAACCTTGGAAGAACCCCGTAGAAGTTCATCCTTGGCATTGAATCGACCAGCATCTGGATGTCGATTGGTGCCCAGACCTTTTGATTCGTTTCGAGGAGCTTACAAACGCCCTCGTAATTTACAAGATATGCGTGGGTACACATGCCTCTCACCAGTTTGTAGAGGTTTGATGCGATGTAACCGTGGTCTTCGATGGGGTCGGTGCAGCAACTTCCGAGGTAGACGACGTGCCAATCATTCGGAAGGAACTGAAGGTTGTCATTGGCCTTTGCTTTCCAGTTCTCGTCAAGAAACTCAACGTCATCCTCGACGATCAAGAAGGTGCGATGATCGGTTACCTTCGATTCAACCATCCACTTGATGGCCGACCAGACGGAGAAGTGACTAAGTCCGGCGACGATGGTCTTGCACTTCGCCTTCTCCTTCTCGCGAGTGTGATAGTAGTCGGTTGAAATGCCGCAGTTATGCGAACGAAAGCCGTAAATCGGAACCGCATCGATTCCGAATGACTTCATGTATCTGATGCACCGCTTCTCTTTTTCGCCCTCAGGTTTTGAGACGATGAAGGTCGGTGTATTCTCGAAATCAACTTTCATCGGTTTGGAAGGATGTAGATGATGCCACGTCGCGCACCTGTGCATCGGCTCGGATGATTGTAGTAGTAGCTATAGCCATAACGCTGAGTTAAAGTTTTAGCCCTATAAATAGCGTCTAGCTTCTCTTTAACGTATCCAAAACATATTTCATGCTCTTTGTAAGCGTCGTACCCAAGTTGTCCAGTGGGTTCTTTGAAGTCGTGGATTGCGATGACTGGATGAATATCGAACCGATTGATTGCCTCAAGCTCTTCGAGAAGCGGTAGATAGTCGTTCCAATGCGCGTCGAGGAAGAAGATTGTGTCGTGTCCAACCCCGTGATGCGGGATGAACCAGTTCATGCAGGCATCGCTGCTGCCTTCGAACATCTCGACGTAGACATTCTCGCGCTTGAACCGTTCCTTCGCCTTCTCAACCCGATCATTGTCGAGTTCGCAGGAAACCGTCTTCAGGAAGTTCTTGGCCAACCAGATGGTCGTATCACCTTCGTGCGTTCCTGTTTCGACCGCAGTCGTCAGCTCGAAGCGTTCCTTGAGGTAAAGGAACTCCTGCTCAATGAATGTGTCTCCGTTGAATGGTGAACCCATAGTTTTAGTCGGCTAAATTCATTCCCTCTTGGTCGGCGACACGCGGGAAAATTGTGAAGCAGTTGAGGTGATGCTTGCTGTTGAAATACATCTGCAAATCAATCGGAGCGTAAATTTTCTCGTTCGTCTCGATCAACGTCTTCAGCGCCTTCTTTCGGACAACGTAGCAGTGGGTGCAGAGCGGCATCCCCTCGAACAGATTGGAATCATACTCACGGCTAATCTTGCCGTGAACGCAGCATGAGCCGGGATAGAGCAAATCCCAGTTCTCAGGAAGCTTGGTTAGAGCGCGTTCAACCGTCTCGCGCCAGTTCGGCCTGAACAAGATGTCATCCTCAAGCACCATGACCATCTCAGGAGTGTTTGGATCAAACTCTAGGGCGTTCCAGAGCATCCAATGCGACATCGTGCATCCGACATGCTTGTGGCAGATTGTGTATCCAGAGCCGGGGTTATCGACCTCGTACGGAATGCTGGCCTTTAGCCCAGACTTCTTCCCATCAAGACCATAGAAAATCCGATAGCTATTGATTCCAGCGGATTCAAGGTTTTCTTTTAAGCGCGGGATGCGAGAAGAACCTCGCACTGTGATAACGACCGTTTCCACGGGGTTACTTTAACTTTCGATAGATGGCAAATACGCTCTCGTTAAGGTCAAATCGCGAAATAAATTCGCAACGCTTGAGGACGAACTTGAGGGCTGTCTGAGTTGAATCCCAGTTCACATCGTCCATGACGAGATATCCGCCAACCTTTAGCTTTGGGAGCCAGTTAACGACATCGCTCGTAGACGGCCATTCGGCGTGATTGGCATCGATGTGAACCATGTCCATTTCCGGCAGAAATCGTGAAGCGTCCCACGAAGACATACGGCAGAACTGAATGTTCTTCACGACTCCAGCGCGAACTGTGTGTCCAACAAAAGCCTCGTAGTGCCTGTCCAGATCAAGCGTAGCCCACCACTCTTGATTCGCAGTAGACTCGTCATCGATACAGTCCTCTTTCTTCCAAGAGTCGATGGCGTAAACGGTTCCGCTTCCGTTGAGCTTGCATGCGTAGGCCAGAGCAAGCGTTGACTTGCCTTCAAAAACGCCTACTTCAGCAATCCTTTGAGGCTTTGATTCGAGGACAAGCTTGGCAATTTCAAGCCCCTTTTTCGGATCGCACCATCCTCCCATTTTAGGGAACTGATCGGCGATGAATTGAGCGACATTTTGTTCGTTTTCCATATTTTATCCCTGACGCGACAAGTTGGATTCCGCAGTTGCATTCGCACGTTGAATATCAGCGGTTGTCTTCGCATTCCGGCGCGACAAATCTGCCATCGCCTTCGTGTTCTGACGCTGGATGTTGGCCATAGTCTCGGCGTTCTGGCGAGCGATTTTCGCCTGAACCTCCGCGTTCATCACAGCAGTACGAGGATCGGAGCCTTGCTGAATTGCCTGAGCTTGCTGCTGCTGAGCCATCGCTTGCTGCTGCTCTTGGAGCATCTGACCAAGCTGCTCAACGGTCTGCCCGAGCATTCCGAGCTGCTGGACGTACGCATCGACCTGCTGCTTGCGCGACGGATCGGTTGCGAGCCTCTGGATGTGCTGCTGAACATGCTGACCAATACCCTGCATGAAGAGCATGATTTCCTCTGGGTTTCCGCCACCTTGAAGCGATGACGCCGCTTCATTCGCCGCGCCAAGGTGAGTCTCGATGTGGATGATCTGATTCTGCGTATCGGTGACGAGCGGCATATTGCCCTGACGCAGCGAGGCGTGTTCGAGAACGGCCAGAGCGGCTTGATCCTGCGTACGAGACGACTGGAGCTGAGAGGGCAGATAACGATCCACCATCTGTTGGCCAACCTGTGCGGCAATATAGTCCTTGAGCAGGTTAATTTTGCCGCCCTCTGGAAGCGAACCGGACAACTGTAGAAGCGAACCGAGGAGTTGTTGCTTAGCGAACTGTGAACCTTGGCCCACAGTCCTAGTCGCCTCAACGTAGTCGATGTCGATCATCGCCTGCACGGGAACGCCACGTTCTTTGCATCGGCGCTGGAACTCGATGGCGTCCTTATCGGACTTCGTAATCGGGTTCAGATTAGGATTCGAAGCGCGGTTGTACCGTTCCTCAAAGAAGGAATCGAGCTGAGTGTAATACCGGCTCAACTGCGTCTTACCGATGGCGGACTGCTGCGAGACGATTGCTTGGACTTCCGTCGCTGTACGGGGGTTGCCCTGCGGCTTGTTGAGCGATTGGCGATACTGAGAGAGATTGCCTTGAAGAACATTTTCAAGGTCCGCATTGACCGCCATTGGAGCATCCAGAACTCCAGCAATATTCTGCTGAACGACTTCGTAATCTGGCGGAAGAATGGCATACGGTCCTTGCTGTACGACGCTTGTCTTGCTTAGCGCATTGGCGTTCAGGGGTCGGAATAGAATCTGAGTCCTCGCAAACGCGCTATCTACCATTGAGCAGCGAAGACGATTCTTTAGCTCCATCGGCTGAAGCATCTTGATGCCCAAGCCCTTTACACCGTGATGTTCGCCGTCGCCACGGTCGTAGTACATCGGATGAATGACCTGCTCCCATCGGCTGAACCGGCGAAGCTTGCGATACATGAAGCTCTCGCTGTCGCGTTCGTCGATGATTACATGGCTGATCTGACCATCGAATTCCTTGTAGAAAACGTGGCACATCAACACGACCTCGGAACGAGCGGAAAACGTGATGTCGTTTGAGCGAAGCTGCTTCTGGAAGAACTCCCAGTCGTACTGCACACCGGAGCGATACGGCTCGGGCATCGCCGCACGAATGCGCTGGCGGACATAATCAACATCCCAACCGGAAGCTTTTGCCGCCTTTTCGTCTTGGATCTTCTCGAACAGATCATCCACGCCCATGCGCGTGCGGACGCAGGCCACCTTCCAGTCGCTTACGTTTGACTTGGTGCCGTCTGGGACAAGCAGATCCGTCGCCATGATGGCTTTGCAGCGCCAGTTGGTATTGTCCTCGAAGATCAGCGGACCATCGCCAATGAGGACCATCTCACGCTGCGAGAGCTGCATGATGTAATCGAAGTCCTTGTCGAGCTTCTGGAGCCGATCAAACTCCTCGGTGATGATCTTCGACCATTCCTCCCGCTTATCCATGTCATTACCGTACGCGGTACGAATGTTTGTGTAGGTCGGAACCTCGGCGAACACGTCGTAGAAGGCTGACATTGCCAGCGTGAGGAACGCTTCCGACTCACGGAAGTTGACGTTGGTGCGGAACGCTTGGTTGTTGCGGCGCAGTTCTGCTGGATTGTACGGAGGATTTCCATCGACCAGACCGCGCAGCTTGGCTCGCGTACTATTACGCAGCTCATCAGCCATGATAAGCTTCTGAAAGATTTCGCGAGCGGATGCCGCGTCGGCTATGCGCGTTTCAGGCGCTTTGCCGTCTTCGTTGATAGTTTCAAGCGGCAGTTGGGCTAGGTTTCCGTACATGGTCGTTTTTTCCAGCAGTGAGCCGGAAGGTTTTCGTTCTCTGTAGCGTCCGAGAATTTATGAAGGGTTTCAATGGGAAACCAAACCATGCTTCTGATAAAGCAACCGCAAAACTCGCAGCTTTGCAGGTTTTCGTCTACTGGAGTACTGCCGTGTTGAGAGAAAGTTTTGACAGCATCCTTTAGCACACGGGCGTTGCATCCGGTGCATCCAAGTGGCTTTCGATTGTAAACGCAGGTCGAGCAGATGCTTGCGCGTCGATTTGCTTCCGCCTGATCCACCTTACCGCCGCCAACCGTAAGTCCGTGGAGAAGACTCATGCTGAATCGGATGACGTCCCCGATCTGAAGCGATTTACGTCCCTCTGGCTTGGGAACATTAACTTCGTTGTAAGAGCAATCGGCACCGTTACGACACGCATATTCGGTGATTAAATCGTCAAGGTTGCTCGGGATTTGAATCGCGTTTGCCGTGTAGTGATTGCGAACAAACTCATGGAGCTGCGCCCATGATCCTCCGGGTACTTCAATCCCAGTCTCAGGAATGCGGTAATGCCATCCGCCGGGGATGACCATGTGTTCGTTCAAAACTTTGTAACCAGTGGTTTTGCTCATGCTTCAATCGTTTCGTCGTAGTAAATTGAATCTGCGTCCTTCACTAGCTTTTCCCACACCTTATCCATCTTCGTGAAGCGCGGCTCTAAAACAGCAGTT